GGTCTGGGTCACGTTTCAACGTGCACATATAATTAGATTTCGTTTTCGTAGGACTGGTCATGTAGCTGTATTCTATTCCAGTTCCTGCAATACAAACATTGTAACGTTTTTTATCGTTTACATATGGAACAGCCGCAATAAGTTCCTCCATATGCTTCATAGACTTAAACATATGTGCAGCGAAAAAGTCTTGGGTGCGTTTTTGCATCATTCGTATGGGCATTTTTGCTCCATCTGGAACGTAACGTGGATTGAGTAACAGTGTTCTCGAAATACCTATTTCCGAACAACACTGATAAGCGGCAAGGTGCGCACAACCTAAAAATAATATCTTATCTTTCAAAGCCGACACATTGGAGGCTCTTACATTAAAGTAAGCATCGTGTACAAGGAATACTTGTTTTATAGTTTCTGGTAAATCGTAGAACTTCCACCAAAAATCAAACTTAACTCCTTTCTTATCCCAATCACTACTTTTCGTAGGCATAAAGTTCCATAAAATAATATCTACATCAGCAGTAAGCCTACGCCAATGCTCTAACGCATCTTTTTCGTAAACCCCTATACGATTACTGGGCGGAAGGAAATAGCCATAATACGTGTTGAACCAATAGCCTACAATGTCATCTTTTTCATAACCACCTAACTGACTATGAAATTTTATCTTACGCTGATGTTCTCCACTTTCAAATTCTTTAACCTTATTTTCATAAGTCTTTTGGGTTGTACTTGAAGCGGATAATTGTGCAACGTCAACCTCATGACCTAATTCATGAAAGGCTCGTAGCATATCCCTAACGTATGCGACAATCCCTCCATACTTCGCTATGCGAAAGTCTGCAAATAATATTTTCATAACTCTTTTCGTTTTAGTTAGAAACGGTGAACTTAAAACGGCAGTTCTTCATCTTTATCAACGTACATTTCTTCAGGCAAATTCTTCTTAATATAGCCCTGTTCATAAAAAAGCAATCCCGATTGTGATTTGTAAAATTTTTTCGCCAATTCCCACTTAACATCAGCAAATTCTTCCACTGGCGTTGAGGTTAATAAATCGTATTGTTCTTTTTGCTTCTCAACCTGAACCCCACTACGCTTTTTGTAGCTATGAGGAAATTCACGATAATACCAAAGCAAGGATATATATTTCTCCAATACGTTACGAACAAAAATATGAAATGGGTGTCCTACGCCCCAAGGTGCGACTACAATACTATTCTTATTCTTCTTTTGGAATGCTTGAACATAATCCATTAACTCAACTTCTATCTCGTCAAGAACTCCGTTTCCAAAAAACTGATTAAGATAAACAAGACTATCGTCAACCGTTACTTCTTTGTATTGTTTATGATAACCATAATAAGATTGGTCATCAAAATCTACTGTTAAATGATGATATGGAACAGAAAGAAATTCATACAATTTTTCATCCTCTTTAACTCGTTTCGGATTATTTTCAACGGTCAATATTGAAACTTCATATTTATCCGAAAAAAGCAAATGTGCCGCACTCAACAGTATATCATCTGAATGAGGCTGCACACACAACAATTTTTGTTTACTATTATTTTTCATTTCTTTACAATTTACTTTTCGTACCACCAGTGGGACTTGAACCCACACGAACATTGCTGTTCAACAGATTTTAAGTCTATCGTGTCTGCCTATTCCACCATGATGGCAAGATTGACTGCTCCTTGGTTCAGACGGTAGTGGAACAGCCCAGTGTCACCTCGTATTTTCTCTAATTGGCGTTCAATACATTTTTCGTATAAATGTCTATACGCTGCTGAAGAATATCACAATAACTTCGCATAGCAACTACCTGTCCCTTCAATAGGTCTTTTTCTCGCTCCGAAAGTTCCAGGAATTTCTTGCCTTCGTAGATAAAGTTTTCAAGTTTTACGATACGATGGCGCAACTCACTTCTTTCGTTAATCATTCTATCTGCCCTTTCAAACACCTCCTTGGGTGACCAAGACTTATATCCATTTTCATACTCCACAAGATAGCCAGGCTCAACTCTGCTATGATTTTTAATATCATCACCATAAGGATTTCGGTATTGATTTACAAATACACCAAGTTCCATAGGCTCAGCTTTTACAATCTTTGTTCCAGTGTACTGAATCATAATACTACTTTGTTACTTTAATGTTAAGTTTAACACCCTGAAGTTTTTTATTTTTCGGCTTATATTTCTTAACTTTGTTAAAGCTGCGTGTCGCTCTATCCCATTCCATATTGGGGTCTTTATAATTAACGGTACATCGACAATATGGATGTATTGGAGCAAGCGTTGGTAACCAGTCATCTGCTTTACGACCGATATTATTACCATTAGCAATAATATCCTTCAACTTAAAAACTTTTGGCTCGCTATCTATATCATCAGGGTCTGTAAGGTAAAGTTCACGACAATGTTTACAACTTCCCTCATAAACGGTAAAATAAACCTCAGCATCCGTTCCATGTTCTCGCTCTATACTCTTACTGCGACCTGTATTATACGCCTCATGCAATAAGTAATACGCAATTCTTAACCAATCACGTTCCCAATCTCCTGTTGCGTGTCCTAATTCACTTGCTAATTTCTGGGCACTCCACCGCATCTTGACTGCCTCTTGGGCTTTATCCTTAACTACATCCTGAAGTTTCTTCTTCGTAGTCTGATTAGCCCTTATAATCACGTTGCTCGTGCCTGTAGCAATACGATTACCCAGACTGTTTAAGTCGGTGTAGGCTCGTAATTTTAACTGCTGTAGAGCAAATTCTTCATCTTCGGTCAGGGGTATAAAATTACCAGACTTTATGAACTTCTGGAATTGGGCGTAATTCATCTTTTTTGCACGGTCATCCCCCAATGCCTCGGAAAGAATACCAAAAAGATAAGCATGTTCAATTACACCCTTATTATTAGTATATTTTGTAAGGTCTATCCCAGCAGCCGTAAGTATATCCTTATCCTGCTGGGATAGAAAGTTCAATCCAAGTTGCTCGGCTATGAGAACAAGTTTATGCTTTCTCAATATGCCAAGAATATCGTTTATTTGTGCAAGTGTAAGTACCATTCTTAATATCCTGATGTATCTACATTGGAATATAAAACCATCTTTATGTCTTCTGATGGATGAACCGTAGCAAGTCGGTCTAAATCTCTACCACCATCAAAATCCCTTAACCCACGGAAAAACGGCTTCAAATTTCTATTGTTCTTATTATTCAGAATAAGATGTAAACCGCCAGAAGGCGTTTCATACTCAGCAACAACTTTTATTCCATATTGGTTAAGTCTGCGCTTTGTTTCATCCCAAACGTTCACCGTCTGACCCTGCGGCGTTTTAACCTTTGTATCTCTTAGCGTATCTATATCCAAAAGAACACGCAAACGTGTATTACGCCAATTTGGACCAGATTTCGCCATTCCGTAAACAATAGGCTCTGCATTCTTATTTCGTGGATCATTTGGGTCTGAATGCTTCTGCTTCATCTTCTGAATGTAAGCCTTACTTTCGGTTTCGCTACGGCTATTGATAGAAATATAAGCACGTGCATTATTATAGCTACAAGCCTTTATAATCTCTGGTTTTATAGCATCCAGTTCCGCAGCTGAATGAATAAGATAATATTGCAAATATTCTGCTCCGCTGTGATAACTGCCTTTCTTTTTACCCTCGGCTTTCCATTGATCAGCATCAGGTTTGTCTTTATTATCTTTCCAACGCTTAATAACCTGAACAAAGTAAACATCATCAGGAGAATTGAACTCCAGATAGTTGTTTGCTATCATATCGAAATTATCAACGCAACGCCTATCCTGATAACAAACATCATCGGCTTTCAACTCGCTCTCCGTTATCGTAGTTCCGTCTATCGTAGAACAAGTGTCCTGACCATCATACCAAAGACGCCAATGACCATTAGGGGTACGTTTGAGGTTCATCTTCTTTGGGTCTGTATAACTCTTGTCTATCTTTCCGTAAACCTCATTAAGGCAAGCAAGTCCATGTTTACCATTTACTCCTTTTCCTTGTATAACATGCGGTTTTTGTTTAACAAGATGCCAGTCAAATTTTCCTGGTTTGTACTCCGTGTAAACGTAGGTCTTTCCATTTACAAAGAAAAGGTCACCAACGTTATGAGCCTTCTCGAACAGTTCAGGAAACTCATCTGCTTTCAAGATTTCCTCTGCTTCCTGAATGCTTTTTATATTTATTGCCTTGGCTAAATTCTTCATTTCTTATTCTCTTTGTTACTTAATTCCTTAACGTTGGATGCTGTTACTTTGGCTATATATTTCAATACCTCCGCAACAGCACCCGAAAGATTGTCGTTAAACTTCCGAATGAAAGTATTTTCCATTGAAGTTACCGTCTTGTATGGCGAAGGAATGAAATGACTCTCATCGTGTTTCATTAACTTTTCTTACTTTTTACACTATTAGCATCATTTTCTTCTCGGTAACATAATAGCATCAGCATGTCCTGTCGCTTCCGTAACATGACAAATACCAGCAGCTTCCATCTTCGTTATGGCTTGTTTATATTTCCTTAATAAGATTGTTGACATTTCTCCAGTTTCTACTGCAAGATACATATTCTGACCCTTACGCTTCAAGCCCTTGCTATCTGGTATGAAATACTTTTTAACATCCGCAGCATCTTCTTTCTCCATATAGTAGTCCAGTTTGTCAAAAATCGTCTTTTGGAACTTTCCTGCTTCTGTAGTCAGGAATTTCTTGCGTTTCTTGCATTCATCAATAGCATATTGCCACGCTGGCTTTCCCTCGTCTGCCCAACCTTTCATTGCCTTTTTGCAGGAGTTGAGCGTAGCGTCAATCATACCTACGTCCGTACTGGCGTTGATAACGGCAGACACCTGTTTCTTTGCTTCGTCTATCTGTGCTTGAGTGCCGTTATGTATCATAAGGTTTGCCAAAGTTGAAGGAGTACTCCTTCCACCCTTGATTTGTTTCAGCGTTGCATCTGCGGGCTTATCATCCGATTTCTTCTGTTCACCATCCAGCGGTTCATAGAGTGTAAACTTACTGGTAGTGGCAGAACCAGTGCCCTTTTCGCAAACCATACCAAGGGATTTAGCAACCTTCTCTACCTTATCAACAACACTCGCACCTCGGTCACCAATCTCAACGCTCAGCGTACCGTCTGTATTAGAGACAACAGTCACTGGCGTACCTTGCATATTGCCATGAGTCATAAGATTAGTACCAAACTCGTTCTGCAATGCCTCTCTCACCTGCTTACGCTGTGCGACCTTACTCGACAAACTGGTAGTCTGTTTAGGTTGAACCTTTGAATTTTGATGACTTGATGCAGATGATGTGGCGCCAGATTTCTTGTGAATACGACCTCCCTTTACACGCCAGTCACCCTTACCGCCAGCAGCAGAACTTACCCAAACCCACTTACCGTTGGGATGCATATCTCCATCTTTGTGGGCTTTCTCGAATAACTCTTCAGAACCTGCGGATTTTAATAAATCTATGGCATTATCCCAAGACTTCTTTGCAGTCTTTCTACTTGTGCGTTCCTGCTCTGCAATAGTGCGCCATTGTTTAACGTTTTTTCTTGCCAAATCATTAAGATTTGTTCTATCTATTGATAAGCGGTCTGCCGTTTTAATAAATTGTGATAACTCCTTATCCGACATCTGCTCAAAGTGATGGTACGACTGTTTATTGGGGGTTTTCTGCAATAGTTTTAGATGCTCGGTTTTACCCCCATCTTGTTTCTTGCGAGTGTACTCCTGTCCAACACGTCCAAGTTTACGGTTTTCGGAGGTGTCTGCGTAAACGGCTTTTTCTACTAATCCAAGCTCAGCATAAACATCGGAAAGTTCATTCTCAACCGCCTTATCAATCTGCTCTTTAACAGACGGTTTTGCATCTGCTACCTCATCATTAGTAAATGATTTCTGAATAGCATTGGAAAGGTGTCTTTCTAACTCCTTTCGTTTAGCAGCAATCTGACTGTATATATCCATATTATGTTAAAATTTTATTCCAAAATCAACTGTATAATTATATTTGTCGTCCCAGTGAATGCCAGAAACTCCCAAAAGGTATTTCTGACGTATATCTACGCCAAGACTTATCTTTTGTAAAGATAACTTTGGCGATGCTCCAATTGTTCCCCAAATTTGTATCGTAGGAACTTTATATATAGTTTGGGTTGTTTCTTGTGTAACCGTCTTAATGATTGGATTTATGAACGACCTTGCGGTGATTAGTCGGTTTTCCGACACTTCAGCATCAACCTTAAACGTTCCAAGACTATCCGATGAAAAATCAAGATTATAGGCTCTGGTCAAATAATAATCTTTTAATATAGCCAATGTATCTACATCCTTCAATCTCTCTATTACATTAACAACCGTATCTTGTAAAAATACGTTATATGGCTGTGGTCTTAATATCGTATCTCGGACTACGACCATTGAAGGCACGTATTTCACCATTGTTTTCGTTTCTACACTCGTTTTATCCTCTCGGCTTAACCTACCCAGTACGAACCCTATAAACATTGCTATAAGGCAGAAAACGATGTATTTCCAATATTTCTTCATATATTCTCTTTCTTTAATCGTCTTTCGTATTCCGTAACCAGTTTTTCAAGTTGTGAAATACGCTTTATTTGTTCCTTATTCTTGCGCTCAACCTCCATTTGATAATCGTGATACTGGCGCATCAGGTCATCATACTTTTGTTTATCAATATCCTTCTGTTGTTCGTAGTCCTCACGTATCTGATTAAGTTCCTGACGAAAATTGTTTATAATCTCATTGGATAGTTTACGCTCATCCTGGAATTCATTGTAAAGATTATCATAACGGTCTTTCCACCAAGCGTCCTTATTCAACATTTCCTGATTGAGTACGTCGTAACGTTTCTTCCAGAACTCATCTATGTGAATATCTGCTGAGGCTGCATCCGTGCGAACTTGTTGTTCATATTTCCTGCGATTAAGAACTCGGTCAATCACAGCAAAACCAATGCCCCCAGCTCCGAACACAATAGAAAGTATTTCGATAATATGTTCAGTAAACCAACTCATCTGTTTTGTAATTTAAGTTTTGCTAATTTGACTCTCTTTTGATAATCCCTATAATCATAATCTGAACGTAAACAACGCACTATCTCATCCGCAAAGGCTTGAACTATCTTTTTTGATGCTGCTGAGAATATATCATAATCTACGTTATTATTGTATGTACAAAGATAAAATATTGCTTTCGTTTCAGAACTAACATTATCAAAGAACCTATACCACTCCCCACTACAACTATCTACGAAACGGAAATCACGCCACCGTATGCGAGGTGTAAGCATATCCATTACGTTAGATATATTGTAAGCAAAATCACGACTTATATACGAACATTGTTTATTTAGCGTCAAGCCGCAACCATCCTTATGGTCACGGAAAAAGTCAAAGGCTATTGCTATTCCATAGGTCTTATGTCTGCGAAACAAACGTTTTAACCAACACGTACTATCTGTAATAACCTCTATCTTTCGTTTTTGCAATTCCTCAGCCAGGGCATTCTTAAACTCTCGGCTTGGCTCGTCAAAGCATCTTGACGTTAAATAAACGGTCTTGCACATACGGCTCTTATGATTTCAATAATTCTTCCAGTTCATTTATCTTATCTCGCAAAGCCTGACGTTCTGTTGTTATCTGCGCAATATACTCATCCGTATAAGGACTATCCGAAAGCGTTAGTTTTGCCTCATATGCCTTAATGATGATATAATCTGTACTAAACAATTCGGTTTTGAGTTTTGTTATCTTGGCGTTGATTTTATGAAAACTATTTTTCACAACAGAATATTTCTGATGAACTACGTTATTATCATCTTTTTCAACGTAAGGTCTGAGGCTGTCGTATTCCCCCACCTCTAAATCATCCACACCATCATCTTGATATTCCAGATATTCCTTTTCAAAAGACTGCTTTGCTTCTTCATAAGCATCATCTATCTTTTGACGTACTGCTATTTTAGAAAT